CGCCGTGACCAAGGCTTACCTTGAATCGAGCCGCATCGGTCAGATTGCGTTCATCCGTGGGACAAACGCGACGATCAATGCCCAGATCGTCGGTACTGCGACATCTGGCTTCACCATGAACTCGTCGACCACTCGTTCTCTGCGAGCACCCGCTGGAACTACTTGGCAGGGTGTTCTTGTAGGAGCGGATGGTACGACCTATTTCGTTACCGCTACCAATGGTGCTGATCTTTCGGTCGTCGCTGGAACTCCGTCAACCGTTGGAGATCACGGCACTTGGCATGCCTCCTTCATTAGAACCGCATGACCCACATTCCCGTCCAACTTCCGTTCAAGGGCTTCACTGAGCAGTCTCAGTACAGTGCTCTGCCAGAAGGCACGACTCCGTCGTGCATGAACGTGATGCCAGTGGACGTGTTCAACGGTCGGATGCGGATCGGCACACGTCAGGGAACGAAGCGATGGCAGGCAGAGGGTGCGCAGTTCATCGGTACATACCGCGTGTACGAAGGTGCTGTGCTTGTCGAGCGAGTCATTCTTGTTCGAGCAGGAAACATCTTTGTCGGTGACCCCCATGCAGACCCTCCGTCACTGACGCAGGTCAGCAACAATACTGGAAACGCCACTCCTCTCAACACGACTGGTATCGTCGAAGGCGTTCAGTTCAACGAGCACTTCTACTTCGTTGACGGTACACACTATGTGTTCGTTCACCTGACGGACGTTAGTGGTTCTGGAGCAACGGAAGGCGCTTGGATCTGGGGCCACGAAACCACTACCGTGCGAGGCCCATACCACACCGATCCATCTGGCGCTGGTAATGGTGACAGGGCGACGTTGATCTGCCGTTGGGGAGCGCGTCTGGTCCTAGCGGGGTACAGGAAGAACCCGAACATTTGGTTTGCATGCTCTCCTGGTGAGCCGTTTCCATCATCGACGTCGACAACCGTTGCAGACGGTTGGTCTGCGAACATGATCGGTGCCGTAGGCGGAATTGCTGGATCGGTTTCAACCGAGTTCGGAACCCTTGGAGATCCGATTGTCGCCATCTTCCCGTTCGGTCAGACTGGGTTGATGTTCGGCTGCACGAATTCGTTCTCGTTCATGACGTCGGACCCAGAGTACGACGTGAACGGTGCGCAGATGGTCGCTCTTACCAAGTCGATCGGTATCGCTGGACAGCGCGCTTGGTGCTTCGGTCAGGAGAAGTCGGCTTATGTCCTCGCGAAGGACGGCTTGTATCTTCTCAACCCGAACGACTTCAACTTCAACAGGGGAAACCGAATCAGCGCTGGCCGTCTTGATTCGTTCTTCCTGCGTCTTGATTTCGGTACGCCAGCCATCGGCGGAACCAGCAACCTCGCTGGCGGAACGCTACGCAACGTTGTTTCTGGAGACGGAAGCGGTGTAGGCGCTGGTTCTGGAACCACCATCCTCGACGGCAATGGGAACATCGATTCCAATCCAGTTTCGGATGCCGTGGATGATCCAGCGAATACAGCCGCACTCATCGGTAGCCTGACGGCAGGCGATGTGTTCCCATGCCTGATCTGGGACAATGACCGAGAGGGAGTGTGGATCCTTCTTTCAGTTAGCGGGTCGGAGCAGAGCAGTCTTCACCTCTACTACGACGCCAAGACGGATTCATTCTGGCCCCAGCGGTTCTACGACCCACTTGCATATGGACCAATCGGTGCGGTCTATGTCGCCTCCAGCCGATCAAAGGACGGGAAACTGTTCCTTGCAGCGGAGGATGGGATTTCGACCATCGACAGGTCGTACCCGATTGGAATCGACGGGTTCTTCAGCGGGATCACCGATGCGGAGCAGGTAGCGCAACTAGTCAGGAACAGCCTGACGTTCGGTCCAATCATCGCTCCGCTGCCGTATCGACTCATGCTCAACGAGGTAAGAATCGACCTCTGCGAGGACAAGTACGAACTTCCGTCCACGGTGACGGACAAGAGCGTCCAGCCCATCCTGTCCGTCAGCACTGGCGACACGGCGCAGACTGCGATCGGAATCCAGTCCGACACGCTGTTCGTCGTGCAGTTGAACCCAGTGTCGATCGACTGCGAAGACGCGACCCCATCTACGGTGACCATCACGTTCGACGGAGGAAATGCGGCTACCACGCCGACGACCCCAGTCATCGACGGGCGGTTCGCCGCGAAGCCATTTGGCCTGTACTCCAAGGCAAATCCGTTCCTGAGCGGAACGGATGTCGAATACAACGGCCCAAGCAACTACGTTCTCCTGTACGACGTAGACGACCTGTGGAAGATCGTCTGGCGTGGAGAGACCGATGAGCCCGAGTACGAGCGCACATCGAGCGACACGTCTCCAAACGGCCAGTACGTCGGTCTGATCGACACCGATATCGACGGAGCAGCGGTGTCTGGAGCGTCTTTCTCTGAGGCTACGGTCACAGAACTGGCGACATTGACTACTGGTCGAAACGAGGCCGTGAAGTCCAGAGTCCGCTCCGAAGCCATGTACCTGACCGTGGCTAGCGATGGTCGACCGTGGTCGGTCGAGCGCATGTCAATTCAAGTTTCTCAGGTAGGAAAGTCCAGAGGGGCGGTCACCTAATGTCTCTACTCGGCGGAATTCTCGGCATCGTCACTGGAGGCATTCTTGGACAGCAAGCCTCCAACGCCAGACGCAATGCGTATGGCAAGGTCGCTCGCGCGTATAGGAGCGGATACGGCGATCTGGCATCCCGTTTCGCTGCTGACTACGGTCGAATCATCGACGACTTCGGTCGCGAGCGGGAATCGAACATCGGCGTTTACCGACAGGAAATGGATAGGGCGCGCAGCGACTACACCCGCTTCCTAGAGCAGGCTCGGGCTGAGTACGGAACAGGAATGGAAGCGGCCATCGGTGAGATGCGCACTGGTCGAGAGTCGACAATTCAGATGCTTCGCCAGAACGTTCTTCGTCAACAGTCGGCAGCGACTACGCGGAACGCATTCACTGGTCTTGGACAAACTACCTTCGGTCAGCAGCGCATTGAGAGCATTGGAACGCAAGGAGCGTTGCAGGAAGGTGTGATCAGAGAGCAGTACGCGCAGCAGTTGTCTGCCCTTGAGGCACAGCGCGCCGCTGGAATGTCTCAGATCAGCGCTCAGATGGGTACTGGCCTTTCCGCACTTGGGCAGACTCAGGCTGCAAACGTCTCAAACATCTTCCAGTCGTACGCTGGGCAGATGGCGAACATGCAGCAGCAGTCGATGCGAGGTCAGTACGGGTTCCTCGAAACTGGACTTCAGGGCGCTCTCGGCATGCGTCAGAACATTGCCGCATCGCAAGGAACCAACATTGGTCAGTGGGGCAATCTGGCTGGTTCCATCGGAGGGGCAATGCTCGGAGGTGGATTTGGTGGTTTCGGTGGATTTGGCGGATCGGCATCCGCTGGTATCCCCGCTCCTAGCAGCCAGATGGGCGCTCCAAACTCGTTCATGGGTTCGATGCAGCAGATGCAGAACTTCGGTAACTACTGGCAGAACTACGGTCGGTGACCATACACGGCGGTCCACATGGCAACGTTCAAATTCAGCGATCCACAGGCAAACGACATCATGCTCGGTATCGGGGCAGGGTTGTCGTCTTACAACCCGAACAATTCGTTCGCTGGCGCTGGAGCAGCATTGTCCACGACTGTTGCTTCTAGGCTTGCTCGCGAGGCTCCATATCGGCAGATGCAGGCGCAGATGGATGAGCGACAGATGCTCTCCGATATGTACAAGGGCAAGAAGGCGACTGCGGTCAACTACGGATACCTGAGCAAGGCTCTGCTCGACATGTTCAAGCAGATGTATCCGCGCACCGCCAAGTCCGTCGGATCGGCACCTCAAGTGAACATCGTCGCCGAGCAGATCAAGGCGCAGCATGAGGCGTTGATGGCTGATGAGACCTTGATGCGTCAGGCTCTGGAACAGGATCCCGAGTGGGCGATGCGGAGCGGAACCTTCGGAGGAACGTCAGTTCCCAAAATTCCAGAGGCTTCAGCACGTGCTGGAGATCCAAACTACGACCCGAACTACGGAGAGGATCCAGACGTCGTCAGGCTTGGGATCAATGAAGACGAGAAGTCTGCTGCAAAGGTCAAGAACCTCATCGGTCGCTTGTTCCCGACGACACCGCTAGATGAGGTTCTCTCGATGATCGATCAATCCGCACGGAAGGCAAAGTGAACGACATGCCGAACGACCCAATGGCACCAGATTCGTACATTCCCGATCAGGAGCAGATGGATATCCCATCGGCTCCTCAGCAGTTGCCCCAGCCTTCCCAGACTCCAGAGGATGTCGACTACGCCAAGAGGTTCGAGGATGTCGTGAAGGGTCGTGCATCGGACGTCAACGATCTGGATCTGACCATCGCTGGCATCTACGCTGGAGATCCGATCGGAATGGAGACATTCGACCTAGGGTTCTATGACGACGGTCACCCAGCGATCATCATCAACGGCGCTCCCGTTCCAATTCCGATGGACCAGTGGGCTGCGCTTGCGAACATGCGACAGAAGACACGTGACGACGTGGCCCAGCGGATCAGGTTCAACGACGCCAAGCGCACGGCTGAAGATTCGGTGATGAAGGTCGTCCGCGCGATGCCGAATCTACCAGCAGGTCTTGGAGACCTGCTCATGGCAACTGCTGGCATCGACCCTCAGTTCGCCATGCAGCAGTTGTCGAACCTGTACGTGAACAACAAGAAGGACGGAAACAGGTCGCAGATCGGGGAGTTGTCTGGAGTTATCCTCAAGCGGAACATCGACAACACCCTCGGGTGGATGAACCAGCGCGGAGGAAAGAAGCAGGTTGCTCTGAATCCAAACCTGCCGAATCAACTGACTGAGGTCGACGTCCCTTCGCCAATCGAGCAGCGTCGTCAGGCTCTGATGAACGAGGGAACCCCAGAGGCGAATATCACCGCGTACGCGCTTTCCGAGATCGGAAACATGCTTCCGTCTCCAGAGATGAAGCAGATGACTGGCGGAGGACGTCAATCGGCATTCGGTCGTATGGCCCAGCAGGGAAACGACATCGCCGAGGGCGGATCCTTCTACAGCAGGCTACAGCATCTTGCCGCTTACAGCGGGATGTTCAACGAGACGATTCCCCGCATGTCGATCCCTCCGATCGAGGATCCAACCGACCCTCGGATCAAGCAACTGCGGACATACCTGCGTTCACTGGACATGTGGGCGGTTCGATATCTTCACTTCGACCCTTCCACGGACGAGGAGATCAATCTCCAGTTGTCGTCGATCCTTGGCGCTAAGGGCGTTAGCGAGCAGAACTACGACCCGACCCTTCCGAACTTCAATCCGCTACTGGACGAGAATCGTTCCGATCCAGCGAATAGACGGTCTGGAACGACCAGCACGAAGACGCCAGAAGTTCCCGCAACCAGCGCAGCCGATCGGTACGGATCCATCTGAGGACACACATGCAACAGTCGAACGACATCGGAATCAACCGTTTCGTCAGCGAGGCTCTGGAGCGGAAGACATCGGAATTGAGGGCCGCTGGCGTTGCCGATGGTTCCCCAGAATTCCTCGGTCAGTTGGAATCGACTCGTCGATCGGTTCTCGATGGCGAGCGCTTGAACATGATTTCGGCAACGAAGTCGAAGTTGCAGGCGATTGGAGTTGACCCAGAGTCTGAAGAGGCAGTTGATTTCGCTGAACTTCGAGCCGATCAGTTCGTGAAGGGAATGGCTCCGATCAAGTGGGCTGACTTCAAGGCGCGCAAGCGTGGACCAGTGCTCGACTTCATCGAGGGGTTCATGCAGGATCTGTATCTTGGAACGCAGGAACAGGCCGCTGGACTTGCTGGAGGTCTTGCTCGTTTCAACGTCAGGTATGGACCGCAGTCTCCGATGTTCGCTGGCGTGAACGACAACCCTATGTTCGTTCAGTCGATGCAGGAGAATGCGGAGTCGAACGCTCGTTCCATCGTTCGTGGAGTCGGCGAGACGCTAACGAGTCCTCTCGCGATGTCGTCGAGTTACGGTACCTACGACAAGTCGTACATCGACGCTCTTGTCGGCGAGGATGTCAACGCTCCCGTTCTTGCCTCCGAGCAACTCGGACAAGGAAAGTCTGGGTATGTCGGAAGCGTTCTCGGGCAGGCGATTTCGTCGATCCCGATGTCGCTTCCTTCGATGCTGTCCAGCAGTCCGATCACGCAGGCGGCGGCGCTTGCTCCGTTCTTCGTGATGGGATACGGAGAAGGAGCCAAGGACAGAATGCGGATCTGGGAGGAGCAGGCATATCTTGCCGAGCAGTCTGGCGTTGCTCCTCCTCCGATTCCGACCATGTCGGAAATCGAGATCGCTGGTGCCATTTCTGGAGCAGCCGAGGGAGGCAGCGAATACGTCGGCGACACCGTTCAGAAACTCGGTCTGGCGATCGCTGGGTTCCCGTTCCGACGGATGCGCGGAGTTACCCCGACTGCCCGATACGTTGACAGGCTTCGCCAGTCGCTTGTCAGGCAGCGCGGACTCGCTGGTACGGCTAAGAGGGCTGCTGTCGTCGCTGGAATGGCTGCATTCGAGTCTGGCGAGGAGGCGGCACCCCAAGCGGTCAAGGCGTACATCACCGATCCGATGGCTGGTAAGAATGGAGAGTTCTGGACTGAGGACACCAAGCAGTCGATGATTGTCGGAGGCGTGGCTGGAGCACTGCTGGGAGGAGGGGCGATCACGGCTCAATCGTGGATTGCGTCCAGAGAAGGCCAGCAGATGCTAAAGAACAAGGGTGTCGAGACAATCATGGGCACTCTGGAGGAGCGCCAGAACAAGATTGGTCGCGCAAAGATCGTCGGAACAGAGGAGACCAAGGTTGCCAAGGGAGAGCAGCCGACTCGACTTCTGAGAATGTCGAATCTAGCCCGTGGTTCGACGATGATCCGCGACCACATCGATCAGGTTGCCAACGGAATGAAGGGTCTCATCGCCGTGCACAAGCGCGACGAGGCAACGACCCTCACTGACGACGTCAAGAAGGAAATGGAGGGCGCTGGAATCTCATCCAAGCCCATCGCGACCGTGGACGGAGTCATGTTCTTCTCCAGAAACGCCGACGCTGGAGCGGCTGCTGATGCCGTCGCCAACGATGATTTCGAGTGGGCTACTGGCATGCCCGACATGGGTACTGGATCGCTTGTCGTCGGAGCGCTTGTCGTCCGAAACGAACTTGGTCAGATCGTCGAGGTTCATCCGTACAGCGACAGCGCTATGGCCGACAAGTACGGTCCACGCATCGCTCTCTATGCTTCGGAACGCGGTGGATCTGTTCAGAACGTCGAGGGTGCGGATCTGTCCCTCGTTTCAGATCAGATCGAGCAGCAGGTTGACGCCGACGCTACGGCGTCGAAGGTGAACGTCAAGAAGGAACAGGTGGTTCCCAAGACGGACATCAAGCGCGGATTCTCGGTAGTCAAGGGAGACATCCACAACAACGCGATCGGTTCCAAGGCAGGGCAGAAGGGAAAGAGAGCGGATCCAAACGGACGGTTCTCCTCTCCCTACCT